ATACATACACGGAGTCGCGACGACAACTCGACCGCCCCCTCCCCTGTTCAAACGTTCACTAGTGCTCAGGTGTTCACTACCGGGTTGGCTTGGTGCTCATTGGTTCAGTAGTGATCGGACGTTCAGTAATGGCAGCTGTGCGTGAAGTATTAATTTATTCTTAATTGATGGGATGTATTCGCACTGCCATTTGCACTGCCATTTGCACTGTCTCACTGTCTCACTGTCTCACTGTCTCACTGTCTCGCTGTCTCAATGGTGGAAAGGTTTGGCTTAGAAAAATAATTGAAAATATATTTGACGACCTTTGTTTTAGATGCATTGATGGCGTCTCACTCTTAAATATAACTAATAAATATATATCAAATGAAAGCAATCAACGTCAAATCAGTAGGTAATAAAAAAGTAAGCATCAAATGGGATTCTGATCAGTGGCAATACGTTGTCAATGGGCTGAATGCAAGTGACACTGAAACCCTAAACGACCTATTGAAAGTATCGGAATCAGATGATTCAGCTGTTATTGTCGCAAATAGCTATATTCAAAGGCTTCGCAACAATTCGCTTTGCAATCCATCTCTTGTCGCATTTGTCGATTCACTCTAATCGACACATAACTAAACCAGTTCGCGAATCTGATCAAAATCGCCTTTAATAAATGAAACGCACAATTAAAGAAACTACTGATCGAAAAATATTCAACAGTCTCGAACGCTGGCTTGGAAAAGCAACCCCGGATCAACGATACAATGGTTTGCGCTGGTACAATGAAGCGCAAGATTGGGCCAGGTATCTATCCGAAACGTTCGACATTGAGCCATATAGGACCGCGGCAGTAATATCCGCGCTTTCGCCTAATAATAAATGGGAACGTAATAAAGTCGATGCGTTCAACGTGTGCCAAGCGTGGAAAGATGGAAAGACGGCGGAAGAAGTAAGGGTATGCACGTACGGGGCAAATAAGCGCAAGGCGTTTGCGATACTTTCCGGAGATACGGAAATCACTGCCAAATCGCCTAAAACTCACGCATTCGCGGCAAATGTCGGGCTACTTGCTGCTGACTTCGTGACGGTTGATAAATGGCACATTAGAGCGTGCCTATGCAGTCCGAAAGAGGGGATAAAAGACACGGTTGAAAGTTGCACGCCAGCGCAATATAGGCGATTGGAGGCGATCACTTTAAAGCTTGCGCGGAAATACGGGCTAAAAGGTTATGAATTGCAGGCGGTAATTTGGGTAACAATAAAGGAGGCTTGGGGTAGATAATGAATGTATACATAGACAATCTAAAGCTTACTGATCAGCAAGTGATCGCTATACGTGCCGCTATAAAGGCACGTTACACGCCAGCCAGGGTAAGGGCATTGAACGCTAAGCTGAAAGCCACGGAAGGCAAGTAGTAGCAAAGCAAAGGTCGGCAGTAAAACGCCGACCTTTTTTGCGCTTAATTATATGACTGGCAACTGCCCGGAAGTTCAATGTGTTTCAGTGTCAATGCACAAGCAACGCGCGCTATGATGCCGCACAAGGCGTTTTAATTTAATCCAAGGGTAAGGGTAAGGGTAATGACAAGCCAGGGAAGCAAGGGAAGCACGGGAAAATAATTTAAAATAATTAAAAAAACATTTGACAAGCACTAGATGATAGTAAATAACAGTAATTGAAGCACGGGAAAAGTCCGCTGCATAACACATAAAAGAAAGTAAAAAAAATGAAACTTAAGATCACCTTTTACCACACTGAATTTTTTCACGGCATTGGAGTAGCAAAGCAACCGTACAAGGTATTTTATGCTGAATACAAAACAGAAAATGTCCGGCGCGCCTTAGGATTTGCGGCCAGAAGAATGAGAAACCTTAAGAAAAAAGATAATACACTCTACGGGAAAAATACAAAAACTGAATTTGTCAAATAAACATAAAATGGAAATTATCAAGACATACAAAAATGATAAAGATGGCCTTGAGTCAATTATTGCAAATGGCAATGATCGCCACGACTACCGCGTTGTAATGAATGATACTGACGCAGGCGAGAACCTGACGGTTCTGTTCACTAATAGCCTTGAACAGGCACATAAGGCCGCTAAGGAGTTCGCGTTCTGTATTGCTATCTCATAACACATAAACCACACATAAAAGAAAATGGAAACTATAGAACTACAAGGCATAGAACTTAGACCTGATCGCTATTTCGACGTGACGGTTGAGGCCGAGGCAGTGACTACTCAATGCGAGTGCAGCAGCGACGCAGGGGAGCAGTCCGTAACTGAATCTTGGGAGGAACGCGATTTGGAAGAATTCGAGATCGTAAAACTAGTCTACTGGACTGACAGTGAAACACCATACGAGCTACCAGTTGAGCTACTTAACCACGATGACAGGGCAATAATCTTCCAGGAAACCCTTGATCTCATCTAACCTGCCATATGACTGTCAATCTTATGACTGCCAGTTTATGATTCCTTTAATTTTAATTATAATTGATTGTTGACTACCAAGGGCTGACTGTCTTAAGGTACACAGCATATTCAAATCGTGTCAATACTTGATACACCTACTAACCGATAAAAACGTCATAAAAATGAAAAAAACAAAAGAAAATACAAACCTAGATCATCTCGTCAAAGGCGGGGAGAAGATCTTTTACTCCGCTTGTGTGGTCCTGGCCTGTGCGCTGGGTGGTAGCATTATGCTGCTGATCGCTGCGCTTATTGCTCAATTCTAACCTATACTAATACTATGAATACAGAACTACCACCAAGGTCAGCGGACTCAATCCTTGACTTCATCGCGGAATACAAGCTGAGATTCGTATGGGTCAAAGCTATGCTTCCGGAATCAAAGGAGAGTACCCTAGGAGAAGACACCCTTCTCATTCTATCAAGCGAAGACATAGAGCTTTATTCTGGCAGATACTTTGCCGAGGAGTTCGACCGCAGCACTGTCCTGCGTGAGGGTGTCGAGTTCATTATGGATCAGGAGGAGCTATGAGCGAAGCAACACACGCAATCAATCAATTCTCGGATCTGTACGAGTCCGCAATGCGGAATCATAAGCTAATGGAGGAGGGTCGCCAGGCGGTGGCTCACTTCCGGAGGCTAGGTCTAATTAAGGATGCGCGCCGAACCAAGACGGGCCGTGCATCGTACTCAACATATGGAAAGAAAAGAAAATGAGTCACTTCTACCGCTGCAACGATATATTGAACCCTCAGTTTGAGGCGGATATCCTAACACCCGCACAAGCTCGGAAGGTCAAGAAGGTCTACCCTTCTGTCACGACGGTGCTAGGCATAGTGAAGGATGCTTTCCTTGATAGCATCTATAAACCCCGGATGATCACGCAGCTAGCGAGGGAGTACCCATACCTTGCTTGGCAGGATGTTGAGCGTCTGACGTACGGCACAAGGGAACACCCTGTCACTGGCGAAGAGATTCAGTCATCTGAGTTCGGGACGACTGTTCACAAGGTCATTGAGGACTTCATCAATCACGACTACCTAGAGCTTGGGGAATCACCGCTGGACACGCCCTGGAATGATTGGGCTATGCCGTTCGTTGAGTGGGTTCACGAGAGCGGAGTAAAGCCAGTTTCCTGTGAGCATATCATTGCAAGCAATCGTATCAAGATTGCGGGCAGCATTGACTTCATTGGATACGACAGTGACGAAAAGTTATTCCTCGCGGACTACAAGTGCCGAACCAATACAAAGGGCAAGGCTAAGTGCTACGACAAGGACTGCCAGCAGCTGGGCATTGAAGCCTATATGATGATGAAGGAGCACAAGCTGGACTACCTGCCTGGGTGCATCTCAGTGATCATTGATTGCGACACCAAGAAGCACTACCACAAGGTCTGGAGCGAGGAGGAGCTTGAGAAGGGCATCAAGGTAGCGAAGAAATGCGCGGAGCTGTACTGGATGCTCAGGATGTGATCAACTAAACTAAACTAAAACTAAAAGAAAGATACAATGTGGATACTACCAAAACAATTACACACCTCAGCCTATGTTCTGGATACGAAGGAATCGGGCTTGGACTTAGAAGCGTTCTGCCAAACCTGCGAGAAGTCGCTTACGTGGAGAGGGAAGGATTCCCTGTCGCGAACCTGGTTGCAAAGATGGAAGAGGGAAAGCTGGATGCAGCACCTGTCTTCACGGACGTTAAGACCTTCCCATACGGAAAGTTTCGTGGATGCGTGGACATCCTCTCTGGAGGATTCCCGTGTCAGCCATTCTCAGCTGCTGGAAAGCGTCAAGCTACTGAAGACCCCAGGCACCTCTTCCCCTACATCGCAGACGGAATCAGAGAGTGCCAACCTAGAATTGTTTTCCTTGAAAACGTACAAGGGATCCTCAGTTGCAAGACAGCCGACGGAGAACCAGTTCTCCAATATGTCCTCCGAGAGCTGGAAGACTTGGGTTACCGAGCAACGGCAGGAATATTCTCAGCGGAAGAAGTCGGCGCGCCTCATCAGAGAAAGCGAGTCTTCATCCTTGGGGTGGCCAACGGCGACAGTCTTCGACACGACAGGGGGGAGTTATCCAACCGAGATAGTGGACGGAGTATACCGAAGCAAGCACAGCCAAGATCCGAACAGTCCTTGGTATGGGGCGAAGCTGCGGGATGCGGTGGAGACTCACGAGGGGAAGAATTGGGATACTCCTCAAGCATTCGACCACGTGAACATAGTTCGGACTCCAGAGAAGCTGGCTCAGACCAGAGCGGAGAAGAACGCAGGGTGTATGAATCTAAGGGAGCAGGTTCACTACCCGGATATGAACCACAGCCGGAAGGCAGCCAAGAATTGGCCAACAGCAACCGTGGGCGAGGAGAAATACAGGATCAAAGGCAACTCACAGGCGAGCAAGTGCCTGAGTGCAATGGCGGTTCGTGGGGAGCTTGGCCTGCCCGACCGGGCGAACCCCAACACGAATGGGAAGAACCGAGAGTTACAGGGCAAGCTGAACCCGGACTGGGTCGAACACCTAATGGGTCTTCCAGTAGGGTGGACAGACTTAGGCTCTTGGGAAACGGAGTAGTCCCTGCCACAGCAGCTAAGGCATTCGTAACATTGTCACAACGACTATATGATTGAGTACGAGATACGCACCAAGCGTGACGATATGCCGGAGGGCTACGTCGGCAAGGTGTACAAGTGGGCGCACGACGAGAAGGCCGCTGTCCTGCTTTTATTGAAGAAAAGACCAGATCCCAGTGGTCGCTGCGTGTTCAAGCGTGGCGGCACAGGGAGGATAATATCAGTAACAGAAGTAAACGAACTTAAAGGATAAAATTAACAATGTACGAAAGAACAGCAGAATCAGTAAGCGGCTTTATGCGATGGGCGGAAGCCAGAATTGCCAAGGAGGTTGAGGACAATGAATACCTTGAGAGGACAGCAGGCACACGGGACTTCATCCCCGGCAGTAACTGCAACCGACCTACTCACCGACTCAGCCAGGAGGAGAAGACTGAGATCATAAAAACGATTGACACGATGCGCGGAACTGGGGTATCACTGAAAACATCGGTGCAGCAGTGCGGCATCCATCAATCAACTTACTTCCTTTGGAAGAGGACATTTAAGATTCCTGCTTATCAACCAAATTAAACTAACAGCACTATGAAAAAACTAAGCGAAACATACAAGGAACTAGGGATTGCATTCGGCTTCCCTATCGAGATTACAGATGACAATGACAGAGTGACCTACTTCGAGGACTGTGATGGTTACTGGGGGAGGTACGAGCGAGATGTCAAGGGGCGGCCAACTTACCACGAAGGCAGTAATGGCTTCTGGCAGAGGTGGGAGCGTGATTACAATGGTGATGTGGATTACTATGAGGACAGCACGGGTGTAAAGAAAGGCACACCTAATTCAGCCAAAGCCTACATCGCCATAGACAGGGAGTTTGCTGATATATTGAAAGCCGCACCAACACCGCCAACTCCAGAATTTAAACGCGCCCTACGAGCCTACCGAGATTTTATCATCGGGCGTATCTAATAGAACTATGAACTACAACACATCAGCACAGTGCTACACCGAGAACGGCGAAGTATTTATGACTGACCAAAGTGGCAACGGGCATCACCTAAAACGAAACAAGATGAAAAATACATTAAAACCACTGCCCTCCTTCGAGGTGGATACACCGAGAACAGATGAGGTTCGACACAACGTAGCAGAACTAGCAATGCACTCTAGGAAGCTAGAGCGTGAGCTTGCCGAACTCCGGAAGGACAGGGAACGGCTCGACTGGCTGATTGATAACAACTGTGAAATCTATGAACCAGGCACAGCTCTACTGTACTGTGACTGTGACAGAGAATCCATTGATGAAATGATGCCGCAAGCGACACGTTAAAGCTATAGGTTTACATTTCCCAATTCAATAAACACATTGAGAAAAATACTAATACAGATATGACCGATAACATAAATGAACCATCACTCACTGATATTATCCTAGATTTAAAGGAGGACTTCATCTACCTACGCAATGAGAACCTCCGACTACAGGAGGAGAACAATCAACTCAAGCAGGCAATCGCTGCCCTTAATAAAGAGCCTACTAATTCACTATGACCTACCTATCACAGAATCAAATCAAGGAGTTCCGGGAGGGCAACAAGCCAATCTCCTGCCCTATACTGGACATCAAGACACAGGACTGGGTACTGGACCACGACCACCAGAACGGAATGGTTCGAGGTGTAATCTCACGCCAGGCTAACAGTCTACTAGGCAAGGTTGAGAACTTTTACCTCAAGATGTGCAAGGGTGATAAGGAGAACTTACCAAATACTTTGGAGGCAATGGCCGCCTACTTGGAGCAAGAGACACTGGATGTCCTTCACCCCGTGGGACTTACACAACTTACAAGGAAGTTTGGAAATAGCTTGACAGCCGCCGAACAAGTGACAGAGTTAAAAGACCTAGGAGCAAGTGATAATGATCTTGCTTCCTGTAAAAATCAAAAGCAGCGCAAAGAGCTGTTCCGTAAACTAACCAAGAATAAATATGAGTAAAACAGAAACAAAGAAAGATAAGATGAACATACAACAGAAACTACAGTTAATCCAGACGGAGCTTAAAGCACCCAAAGGACAGACCAACAAATTCGGAGGGTATCGCTACCGCTCCTGTGAGGATATCCTTACTGCACTGAAACCCTTGCTGGCTCAGTATACTTGCACACTAGCCATCAGCGACGACATCGTCGAGGTGGGCGGTCGAGTATATGTAAAGGCTACAGCTACCCTGGCATCTACATCGAGCGGGGATGATTATACTATAAACGTAAATGGATTCGCCCGTGAGGCTGAGACCAAGAAAGGAATGGACGATGCCCAGATCACTGGCTCCGCTTCATCCTATGCCAGAAAATATGCATTGAATGGACTCTTTGCTATTGACGACACCAAGGATCCGGATGCTACTAATGACCACGGAAAATCCGCACCACGTAAACAAGTAACCCAATTCTAATATGAACCTACAGAACGAACTAGTCGACCTTATCTCAACTATCCAAGTACTGGACAAGCACTACGATGAAACCTTTGCTGGCATCGAAGATGACCTTGCAGAACTTCGCAAGTACAACCTTCACCTAGAGGAAAGAAACAAGATGCTTTCCAAGAAGGTGAATGCATTGATTGACTACCTTGGGGTAGAGATCAAATTTCCTGATACATCCCTGAAGGCTGTAAAGCTGGACAAGGAAGTCAGTAATAATAACTAAACTAAAACCAATAACGAAAGTAATAATATGTCACAATACGATAACACTAACTCCGGTACATTCTTCGTCAATGACCGTAAAGAGAAACCAAATCATCCTGACTACAGCGGGAAGATTAACGTCGAGGGTAAGGAGTACTACCTCAAGGGCTGGAAGAAGACAGCCAAGAGCGGTACTAACTTCCTGTCCTTAGCGGTGAACCCAGTGGATGGTGCAGGCTCTACCCCTAAAGCTGCAAGTGCGCCAACCAATGACGAAGCCCCATTCTAAGTAATGCAATTCGATAAGATCTGGTGGGAGCAATTCCGCCAAGAGGAAGTTGTTTCCATATTGGAAATGACTGCTGGCAAATGCTCGGACTATACAGGAGGCAAAAGCTGCGATAACCCCTTCGCAAACTTTGACGGCTCCTCCGAGTTTGGTGTGCACCCCTTGACTGGGGTGTGCATCAGAATGCAGGACAAATTCCAGAGAGCGAAGGCTTTCTGTAACGATGGTCAGCTAAAGGTAGTTACCAATGGCGACCAATCCAAAGGACATATTCCGTGACCTAATTGGCTACTCGTTGATAGCCATAGGGATGCTCGAAAGAGCTGAGTCCGAGTAAGTCCTTGTGCTAAGATGCTTGCCCCTTACAATTCCGTAGGGGGCAAGTAACTCTTATGACTGATATAACCGAAACACACCGTAACGAAATGACTAAAATAAAAGAAGCAGCCGAAGTATCCCTCTCGATCTATAACACAATTGATGGTTATAGAATCCCGGAAGGAAACCGTGTAGCCCATAAGTCCCTTGGACAGGTCCTTCGTTCTCTGGTAGAATTACTTGAAAATGAACGAATCTGGATCTACAAATACACAATCAGCCACATAGTGCTGAAGCCGAGGAAAAACTAATTGCATCCTGCTTACTGCCAGGTGACACATCCATATACGATATGGTTCGTCCCTTGCTTGAGCCAGAGGATTTTTACTTATTACGCTTTAGATTACTTTACCAAACCATTGGTGACCTTGCACAGCTAAGTCAGCCAATTGATGAGGTATCAATCTCAGAGCATCTGAAGACCCTACAGGGGCTTGATGAGGTCGGAGGTATAGCGGGTATAATGTCAGTCACTGACAGCGTCTCCAGCACCACCTCAGCTAAGTTCTACGCCAAGACAGTAGCAGAGAAGGCAAGGCTTCGTGAGATTATGAAGTCCTGCCGACTCGCTGTTGAGGAGGTTGAGAATGAAACCAAGTCCTACGACGAGATTCGCAGCACCCTTGAGTCTGAGATAACCGAGCGTCCACTCCTCACCCAAGGTAAGGCTGACATAGGTTTCTCTGCTGAAGAGCTGCTGGCTGACATCGCCAAGATGCAGTCCGGTGAGTACGAGGCTGACGTTGTTAAGACTCACACCAATAATCTGGACCGTGAGTTCGGCAACCGAGGCATCGCTGCTGGCGAGGTACTGACAGTGGCTGCACCTACCTCCTGTGGTAAGTCAGCACTTGCTATGTACATCGTCTCTCAGTCCGTTGTAAAGGATGGTCACGCCTGCGGGGTGTTCTCATTGGAGATGCCGCAGAAGCAGCTCACGAAGCGACTGACGCAGGTTATATCAGGTGTGAACTTACGCAGTGTTGAGGATAGGACAGCTAGCCCGGAGCAGGAGAAGCGAGTCCACAATACCATCAACCAGCTTAAGACATTACCTATCTATACTTCTCACGCTGTTAAGAATGCCGATGATCTGTACAGTCAGACACGTCAGTTCGTACAGAAGCACGGAGTAAAGTTACTGGTGATTGATTACCTCCAGCTTATACCATTCTCCTCTAGGATGGGTAAGGCTGAGGGCATCGCTAGTATCTCTCACAAGATTAAGCAGATGGCTATTGATCTCAATATAGCTGTTATCCTACTGGCACAAGTCAACCGAGAGGGAGCCAAGGCTGGCCGACTCAAGTTGTATGACCTAAAGGATTCCGGGGACATTGAGAATGATGCTGATATTGTTCTGCTTATGTATCCGTCAAGCGGTGATGTTGAGTCCTCAAAGGACGTAGACAGCCGGGGGGCGTTCACTCGCTTAACCTATGAGATCGCTAAGAACCGTGAAGGTGAACGTGATATCGGTGGGTTATTTAAATTCTATCACTGCACAGGGAGGTTCGGACAATGACGGAGGAAGAAGTAGCACAGTACATAATGGCAGCATTCCCACGGATGCACAAGCTGACCAAAGCCGAGGACGAGTTCAGTCCTTTTGATTACGAGAGCATTGATTATCTGGTTGAGATTAAGGTACGCCGTAAGGCATATGACCCCTGGATCATCGAGCAGTTAAAGGTTGATACCAATATCGGTATAGCTGAATCAATAAAGAAGGACTTCGTTTATGTGAACGGATTCCAGCACCTGCTGTACGCTTGGAATATATCTAAGCTAATTCGGGATGACTATGACTTCGGGTTCGAGGATCGTGAGATGCCTTGGACTACGGACTTCAATGCAGTACAAATAATAACTAAGCGCACTGGGTATCTGTACAACAGCAGCGCACTAATCATCAACACCAAAGAACTATGATCACCACAGAAACATCAAAGGACATAACAATAAATGGAGTAAAGGTAACCTGCTACTCAGATGGTAGCTTAGAGGTTGATAGCCCTATGAGTAATGGTCGTAGATTCGGCTCGAAGAACAGCGATGGATATATGATTCAAGGTGTTAACGGGCAAACAGTACAAAGTCCACGATCTGATCGCAAGAGCCTTCCTAGGGAATAAACCAAAGGGCTATGACGTTGATCACATCAACGGAAACAGGGCGGACAATAGACCATCTAACCTGCGGTACGTGACACGATCCGAAAACCTAAGAGGATACCAGAAGGTTCGAGGTAAGTCCAAGTACAGGGGTGTATCAGTCCCGAAGGATAACCCTAAGTTCATTGTGAACGTAGGCCTAGGTAAAGAACACCAACACAAGGTCAAGTACTTGGGTTCATTCACTGACGAGAAGGAGGCAGCTATTGCTCGTGATACCTTCTGTTTCGAGGAACTAGGTTTTCCACTAGAAGGGTTAAATTTTCCTGAGTTATTTGTTGACAAGCAGGAGGATTCAGTACAGATTTCCAGTATGCAAAACACCGAAGAAAACATTGAGCGAGTTCAGACCCAGATTGATATGATTCGACAGGAGTCCAGGCTTCTGTCATACCGTATTGATCGTATGGTTGAAGCAGCGAAAGAGTCTTCAGGAAGAGAAGCGCAAGCTTAAAGATTTCCTTACGCAGGCTAGAAAGCCATAGTGTATAATACAGATCGAGGTAAGCTGTAGGAGTAATTCGCAGCGGGGTGTTTATGTTCGTCCTTTTTAATCCCTCGTTTCGTTACGGTAGCCCCGTCCTCTGTGTGTTGAGGGCGGGGCTTTTTGTTACCTTGGGTACCGCTGCATCTGAATGCGGCGAATAACGGCCTGAATGTCTGAACGCTTCAGCTTGCCTCGCTCGTAGTCATCCCGTAGCATCTTCATTGCCATCTCCTCTGGCATCTTGCCAGCGAGTTCGACGTACCTTGCTCTCTTCTCGATTCGATTGGATGGTACTCCAGTTGAGATCGGCATATCTGGTACAGTACCCGTCATTAGATTCTCTACCTCGGACTTATTAAAACTCTTACTGAGTTGCTTCTTAATTTCATCCTCTGATGCTTCAAGTGTACGGAGGTTATTTACGTGACGTACTCCCTGCTCCATCTGCGAGCGGTAAACATTGTTGAGTTCTTCGTAAGCACCTGACATATCGTCCTGATTGTAACTAGCTGATGAGTACTTTGAATTAATCCCCTTGAGGCTCTTCTTCATATCCCGGAACTTGTAACCAGCACTCTCCAGCATATCTAGGTTTCGCACACGATAACCCAGTGTATATCGCAGGATGTTGTCCGTTGACTCACGTTCATCTAACTTCTTCAAATCAGTGACTGTACCCGGCGTAAAGTTTTCCCCCATATACCAGCTAACTAGGTCCAGGTTCTTGGATAGTCCATCAACCTTATCGGAGATACGGCGACCATTGGCATCCATATTGTTCACGGCGGATACGATGTTCTTCATATTGATGGTAAGATCACCACCGAACTTACTCCACATAGAATCAATGGACTTACTCATACCTTCCATAAAGTTGCCCCCACGAAATCCCGCCTCAGCAATTGATGATAACTCAGCGGTAGGAACTTGGTAACCAAGGTTAGCTATACGAATCTTATTGCCATCCTTACGGATGTGTAGGGACTGACTCTCTTCCCAGGGTGCAAGGACAGTTTCACGCATTGCCTGTTCCTTCTCTGAATCAACGCCCTCCTCCCTGTTTAGTACCCAGGGCACAGCGGAGCCAGCAGACAGCACTGCACTCAAAGCTGCCATACGCTTAAAGCCCTCCGTCTTGATTCTACGAGCTGTGTCCTGGTTCATTGTGACACCGTACTTCTCCTGTAACATCTTGGCGAATGTCCCATCGCTCATCTGCTTTGCAAGTCGGGCTTGATTGAATGTAGTCCTCGTTAGTTCAAAGTTAAATGCGCCGAACTCATTAAGTATGCCGTACCTTGAGAGTGACCTTACACCCTTGTTGATTCGGTCATAATTCATATAGGTGTTGTTCGTCAAATCACCAGCAAGTTGCTCGAACTCCCTTGTACCTATACGCTTGATGTCAGCATCAGGGATAATGTCACCCAAGAACTTCTTGTAGTTCTCGAACACGGATATGCGCTGTGCGGTATCAAAGGCATTGTAGGCCTTGCCTACGCCGTTCACTGCACGTTGGAAGAACTTAGGAGCAATGCCACTCTTGAATCCATCGCGGATGTCAGACGCAGTAATACCCTTGTCAACTATACCTAACTCCTTGAGTCGGTTAAGTTCAAGCAATGAGATTTTACCACTCTTCAACTTTTGGGGAAGTGCCTCATTGATTGCTACGCGCATACCTTTAGTATAGCCCCTGGCTGGGTTCATCCCCTGGCCTGCTACAAGCACAGCATTGCCAACCAGCTGGACTGGGTAGGATGCTAAATTCAATGGTACACGGACGAACTTAGCGGCAGCGGTAGTAGTCTTGAGTAAGCCGCCAACAGTACGAGCAAGCCACGGACCGGTATCCTTCACTACCCCGCTACCGTATAACTCATTAAGTGCTTCATTGGCTTCACTTGGTACGTAGATAGTATCACCCTTCTTTAACTCGCTCGTCTGAACGTATCCAGATGGATTCTCATCACTTACTGGAACCTTCTTCTTGCGGGCTACTCGTGTGTCGCCTGAGCGCATTGCACGTCCACGAATAACCAATGGCTCAAAGCCTTCGGGGACTTGACCTGGGGCAAAGGTTGCGCCAGTTCCCTCCTTCAGCATATCGTCGGCTATGCGGCGATTACCAGCTTCGTAGGATGCCAATCGACCAAGACGTGATATTGTCCCAAATAGCCTCTCACTAGCACCTTCGTACTCACCAAGGTATTCCCTCATTGCTTCAGTAAGATCTTTATTCTTACGTTTGAATACACGCTTATTACCAGCGATGGTATTCATTAACTGCAATGAGTCCGAACGGCTGTCCTGTAAGTTCTGTATAAATTGATTAATACTTTCGTCGCTCTCACCCTTCTGCTTGAGTTCCATTCTGAGTTTATTCTCAGCATTAGCTGATGGGCGATAGCTACTATCCTCGTAGAATCTGTACTCACGGGTAAAGTAATTCTTGGAGTCTATGCTGTCCTTGATCTTGGCTGCAATGCGTGGATCAATGTCCAGCTCCCCGGACTTGTACATTTCGTAGATTGTATTCTGGTACTGATCAATCTTGATGCGAGCATCGTCAAGTGTGTCCTTGATGCCTGCCAATGATTCCGGGAGTACATTGCTCTTGTTTGCTACGTAGTCATTAAGTGCATCAATATCTTCCTTTGGGGCTTTCTTCTCCGCACTCTCAACAATCCGACGGACGGTTGATGCTAGATCAGTAGCTGCTTCGGATTCATTTTTTGCTCGGACTGCGTCCATTGTTGCATCCTTGCCAACAACCTTGGATGGGCTGATGTTCTTGTAAAGGGTACGCATAAACCGAGCACCACGACCATTCGGGTTCTCACCAGCCAGTGTCTCTACAACCTGCATAGCGTCAGGGTCACCCTTCTCATATGCCTCATTTAGGTACTCACCTGTCTTACCTCCAAACTTAGGGTAAGCCTTTTTCATTAGCTCACCAGCAGCACCTAGGCCTAAACCTAGACCGCCACCTACTAGTAAAGCATCACCCAGTTCCTCGTTAGTAAGGTACTCGCCTTCATCTACAGCCTTCTCTAATTGGGCACCACCTGCTGATATTAAAGCACCCCCTGCTACACGCTTAGTTCCTTCCTTCGCTAGACGGGGCAGGAGACTTGCGCCCTTGGAAGCCTTGCCCAGGCCACCTGGGATTAGATTAAGGGCTGTGTCAGCTGTTACACGACCCCAGCTTGCCTCGTCACGACCCTCGATCTCTTGAGCCAATAGAGAGCCACCTACGCCACCAGCTAATGCGCCGCCAACGTAGCCGAGGGTAGCACCAATTGCCGCGCCAGGCACAGCACCTACTCCACCGAAAAAAGCACCCGCAGCTGCACCAGCCTTTGCGCCGAGAGCAGCCCCAGCTAACTTAGCACCCTCGCCGACAACAACCTCAGCACCAAGACCAGCTACGGTCTTCCCGATACCGGGTCCCTCTTCATCAAACTGGTCAAATGAGTTTTTGGGTTCGTCGAATTGATCAAAGGCATTTTGCTTTGAATCGAACTGGTCAAATTGATTTGCCATATAGTTTATGTGAGGTATTTACCAGAAGACCCAGCACCATATTTAGCGTCAAAGTCAGATGCTGCATCTGGATTATTCTTTAGATAGTCAATAGCTGATTGAGGTATATTTGCATCCCCGCTACCACCTCCGTCATTCAATCCACTGCCCAATAATTCTTCTGGGTCGTATCCCATCCTTCTAAGTATAGCATCATTGCGTTTGTCTAGAGGAATTATATCAGCAGAAATAAGGCTATCGACCTCACTTGTAGCAACTGTATGTTTATCTGGCTCCTCCTGCTGTAAGCGGTCAAGCTCAAGTCCTAGCTTTTGGAGGCGCATTGCATCGTACTGCTGTTGCTGTGGATCAATTTCAACTGGCTGTAAGATTTGCTCTAGCCCAGCTACGCCTCCCATTTCTTGCCCTTGAGTGCTTCCGCTCCACCGCGCTAGGCGGTTTATTTGTTTAGCTGTCCTGCGACCCTCTGGGGTCAACATAGCCTCACGTACATCAGTTGGTACATTTACGGACGATTGAGTACGCCCTCTTGCTACGCGTGTATCACGCTCAGTAATTGTTTCACCTGGTTGTTGCATACGGGCAGCTAGTCTAGCTTCACGTTCCGCAGAAGCAGCTTCATAGGCAGCCCTACCAGCGTCTCCAGTCAATCCACGGGACACCGAATCATCGGCGTACATAGGGGACTCAGCCCGCAGTCCAGCACTAGGTATAGCAGCACCGCTAAGGAACTCGCTTAGAGGAATTCCTGATTGTGTTACTAGCCCAGATGTCACTGGTGCAGCTACTCGAGGTTGGACTTGGGTCTGTGAGAATCCGGTATCTGGATCAAACGTCCTGCCCATCCGTGCTGCCGCTACTTCACCACGCGCAATTTGTTCTGGTGTCAACGGTCCCTTTGAACGGTACTCCTCAAAGAATGCTTGAGGGCTACCGGGTGCACCTTGTGGTATTTTTGGTATTGCTGTTTGAGCCTCAGGCGTTTCGGCTGTAGGTGTATCAATTAGGCTACTGTCAGTTAGATCCAAACCAGTTACATATTCAGGAACCACTTGAGCTGCTGTTGCAACAGGATCAATTCCGTAATCACCAAGTAGCTCCAAAGCACTAGCACCCAATGTAGCGGTTTGACCTGGTAGTCCACGCGGGTTAAGTGGTCTGCCAGTGGCTACACCCTCAACGTCAAGCCCAGTTCCATATTTTTGCTCACCTACAAATTGTCCGATAGTTTCACCGAGACGACCACCCAAGTATTCATAACCGAAGCCACCGGGTTCAAAGAATCCACCAAGTTGAGATTGCTCACCTTGGCGTTGTTGGCTTCTACCCGCACGAACTTCAGGTGTTGCCATCTGGTCTGACGCAATAAATGGTTCCCGCCGATCCAATTCACCTTGGCGTTGTTGACTTCTGCCACGACGAGCTGACTCATCTGATGCAACCGTCCCTTGTTGTATGTTAGCTAGCTCCTCTGGAGAGTATGCGGGAAGATTGCCGTCACCGTAAATGGCTTCGCCAATTAACTCGCCACCAATTCCAAACATACCGCCCTCCCTATCGGTAAGTCCAGCTCCTCTCAGCGCATCCCCTCCCAGCACATCGACTGTCTTACCAGCAAGATACCCACCTATAAGGGCTGCGGTCGCTGGAGCTACTGCAGTACTGCTTACTCCAGCCCCACCCAGAGCTGCTAAACCAGCAGCGGGTCGAGCCATACTGCCTAGTGTCCCAGGCCTGATTCGTCCAGTAACCTGTGGATTAGCCCCACCAGCAGGCAAATTCCTTCCAATGATATTGGATGGATTTTGAAGCGTACCAGGTTTAACCGAACCAGTCACTGTAGGGTTTGCCCCACCGGCTGGCATATTGCTTCCAATAATTCTGTTATTGACCCTAGCTTGAGCGGCAGCGGCGGATTGCCGAGCCGCATCCTGTGCAGCTATCTTCTGAGCCATCGGTGAAAGCACTTGTGATGTTGCCGCTTGACCGCCAGTCCCAGCGGCTACGATGCCTCCACCTAGTCCTAGTCCTGCTAAAGCAGTAGGATCAATACCACCATCGGTTGGCTGTGCGCCAAACAAGGAGCCACCAGTACCGTCGAATTGCATACCTTGTTCTGGGTACAGTTGTTCTACAGGAGCCTGCTGACCCATTAGGTTGACGGGCTGCATCATAGGGTTGTTTTTGAGGATTTCCTCCTGGGCTAGGAGTTCTTCCTCTTCTTCCTCCTGTGCTCTTTTACTTCTTCCGAATGTTCTAGATTCTGCTTTAGCAGTATCCTTTTGAGTTTGCTTATTCCTTCCGAATGTTCTGGATTCTGCTTTAGCAGTATCCTTCTGAGTTTGCTCGTTAATGGCCATAGCGGTATTATATCATAAAGGGTTAGGCGATCTTATTAAGGACAGTAAGCTGACCTTGGAACAGTGTACGTCCGTCTCCACGTATCTGTATATCAAGTTGAGTGCTGTTACGTAGTGCTAGTCTTGCTGTAGTATAAGCGTTAATTGGGTTCATAGTGCCAACCCAGTCAGTTCCACTTGGAGTAAGTGAAGCAGTAGCAACTGTTTCAGGTCGGATGACTAATGTACTGTGGTCGTATTGAGTTGAACTAGTTACCTCACCATCGGAGTAAGGAGATAATGTAGTAGCGGCAATAATGTTATTTCCGCTCTCGTCCCGCTTAAACGGGAACTCGTATTTAGCTCTAGCTATACGAACACTTAGAACGGGGTTGGAAAGCGGTACGCCAGTGTACTGCGTTTTACTTAATGCGCTTTCAGAAAACACTATTGTTGGCTCAACAGTAAATCCAGCTCCAGGGCTAGAAATTGAAATTGATCCTAGCCTGGACCTTGTAGCCACCCATTCAACACTAGATGATATGCTCCCTGACCCAGTATCATCACCCTGTATAGTCCCATTTTGATCACCATAAAGATAAGATCCACCATTTGATGGGGTGAATACAAGGTTACTACCATCGTAAATACCCTCGAAACTTGCTAGTTGTGCTGCAGATAGAGTTGGTTTAGTTGATCCTGGTATTGGTGAGTTAGTACTAGTTACGTTTGTTACGTCAGTCCAGTACCTGGGAGAAGTGTTGCCTGTGTTGTCAAAAAATTTGTGGCGGACATAGGATATCTTGCCCGCATTATTTGATCCTAGATTCACACTAGTATCAGCCTCCCTTGTGTATGTTACTATGGCCTTCTCCGTGGGTTCACCTTCTGCCACGAATGCATTCTTAGTGATTGTGTCACCATAAAACCAATAGGGGTGTCCTTTGTCGATAATGTCGATGCCAGTGATACGACCGTCTAATTCTGGACCGCGCAATATATACACGCCATTAGCCCCAACTACCCCACCCGCTGGATCAGTATCAAAACTTAATGTCGGTACACCACTGGATACGCTAATACTTCCAGTGCTTTTATTATCTGCCCTATCAACCCACTTGAATGCATTGTTGTAGGTTCCATTGGGCAGTCCATTTACGTGACCTACCCGCATAGTAACATTGGACGGAGAGTAAAAGTTAGTCCCGTTGTTAAATTTCAGTGTCCACTCATCAGTTGCGTCACCGACTGTAAATGGGTTAATTTCAGCTACGCCGTTAGCGCAGTCCCCGTCATTTGTATAGATTGTTATTTCTGGCATAATATAATTAGATTAATTTAAAACTTCCGTTTGGGTGAATGGTTACATTATCCTCCGATCCCTCAGCATAACTGCCGCCCCGTATAATTACTGTTACTCCTGAGTCCAAATATAAATACGCTAACCAGGGGTGAGTTGCCCAGCCCGTAGGAATAACGTTGGCAGTATTGACACTTACAATAGAATCCACTAGCCATTCAGCACCCTTTTCAATTGCTGCTGCTCTGGTTACGGTAGCTATTCTGAAACCTTCTGTCCTCCATTTTTTATTTCTGTTTTCAAAGCCAAATAGTTCTTGTTCCCCGTAGTACATATTAGCTGGGAGGCGAGTATTAAAGATTTTTACTCCGCCAATTGAGAGCATTAAATCATCGTCCTGGTAGCCAAGTGAAACAATTTTAATCTTGAGAACCCTGCTTGGCGTTCCCAGATCATCCTTTACTGCATCGGGCAATACGACATTTTGCTTGGTGATTGCTACATAACCCTTGAAGGATTCAGTGCGCTTAAATTCCCGTAGACGTTTCTCCGCATCCTCAATTCGTTTATTAATTGAAGTAGACATTACTGAGGGATTACTATGTTCCTTCCTTGCAGGACTCGATTTTTCTTATTTTCCATTTCAATCATTTTGAACGGCTTCATTTGGCTTTCAATCTCAGCCATCCTTTGCTCAGGGGACTGGTTCTGAACCATCCTTGTTGGAGCGACGACCGTCTTTTTAATAACTGGATTACCTTTGCTCATTACTCATTACTCAGCTTTAAATTGTACAATTCTACGCTCCCAAATGTCACCCTGCCACCGATGAATAGACACACGATCATTCAGGTATTTTCCCGAATTAACATACCCAATGTATTCATCAGCTGTTGGAACCGTGTCAGCAGTTAATACTGCCACCCGGTTCCCGTTCTCGTCAACTGGTCGAAATTCATCAGGACGGCAGATTCTCTGTGGGTTCGACAGGTAAAAGTCACGGCATATGCGAACAGGGACAGCCTCACTGTATGGTTCGGATCGAAAGGCAAAACCTTCATCTAGTTGGAACGGTCCACGGCTTACTCCTGGGAATCGAACAACCATCTCATCCCACTCATCTAAGTGCGTAGGTAGCATTGCAAATGTCCGTGTTAATACAGCTCCATCTTGTCCATTTGGCTTTACTTCTTGGTCAACTATGTATGCCTTCTGTGTGCCGCCCGTCCCGTCAAATACTGGGTCATTAATTTCTGGTGGAATAAGTTTCTTGATTGATGATGTTGTATTAGCTGAGGAGATCGCATACTTCCTGGTGATTATAAAGTCACTGCTGCCATCTGTTTGAATCCCAGTTTCAAATTCAACGCCAATCTGCGAGTCACCTAACTCCGTCTCAGTGGTTGTTGATCGAATATCAAAAACATACCTAATGTTATTTAGGCCCTCATAGTCCCTGGTTGTCTGGGATCGTATACTATGATTTGCGGTAACCTCCGAAACCTTAGTCCTGACCTGAGTTACAGTTAAGTTGATTGCATCAACAACTACCTCGCTGAGAATTGAATCCTCATCCGTTGATACACTAATGACCCCGGCCTCAACCCAAGTGGACCGACGAACCTTAATAGCACCACCATTGTCAATGTCTTGCGCACCCAAATATAAACCATCTTGAGGTGTAGCTGCGACCCCTTCCACTCCAATGTCTCGCGCCGTGAAGTTAGTAGTACTAAGTTCAACAATAGAGATACGCTTTAATCCATTTAACTCGTAGTCCTCCGTAAATGATTCATCAAGCTGGTACTGGAAGGTAGATGTTTTTATCCCCTCGTAATCGCTTTCAGTCTGAGATATTAATTCGTGACTACCTGTAATTGCTGTAAGTTCAGAACTAACGGCAGCGGAAGTCATCCCGAATGCCTGTACCGATACTCGCTTTAGACCATTGTTGAAATCCTGTTGGAGTGATAGGATACTTGGCTTTAGGAATGTAAAACGCTTTGTTGGTATTCCGTCTACATCGGATCCCTGTGTATTAGCTATACTGTATCCCGATGGTGGACTGTAAGGAGTTCCGTTGAACACCTCTTGTGTAATGGCTAGCTGTGAGCCAACCTTATCCTCGGATTCCGAAAGGACTACGTTGTTCTTTAGAAACGTAAAACTCTTAGTTGGGATACCGTCGACATCCGAAACTTCTGTGCGGGCTATTGAATACCCAGTTTCCGTGGGATCTGAAGTCGGATTGAATACTTGAGTGACAATTGCCAATTGGCTACCAACCTTGTCTTCACTACGGGACAGCTCTACGTTATCCTTAAGGAATGTGTATCTCCTGGTGGGGATTCCATCCACGTCACTTTCCTGCTCATTAGCTAAGCTATATCCACTTGGTGTAGTAGGAGTTCCGTTGAACACCTCTTTTACAATAGCTAACTGGGAACCTACTTTGTCTTCTGATTCCGAAAGGACTACGTTGTTCTTAAGGAAGGTAAACCGATTGGTCTGGAACCCCTCGAAGTCACTCTCCTGCTTACTAGCCAACGAGTAGCCAGAAGGAGTAGCAGGGTCAGCACCAATGGTCTCGATGACCTTCGCTTTCTGGGAACCTACGTTGTCCAGTGTTTCAGACAATGTTCCACTCTCCAGCCATACCTCCTGTATGCGCTTAAAACCGTCCTCAGAGGCTTCTAGCTGATCCTCTGATACTTGGGCTAGGGTAAGCAGTGGAGACGATCCTACGATGGTTGTAGTCCCTACAGTGGAGCTGTAAGCAACCGTGCCCCTTGCAATGATTGTACGTGTAAGTCGCTTTAATCCATTGAGGTCAAAGTCAACCTTGTCCTCTGCCTCCTGTACGAAACTGTCCGTAAGTGTCTCGTACGTGAATATGATGACGTACTCCCCGGATCGTGTGTACGTAGCCTCATTCTTAACGAGAACCATATCGTCATAGGCTTCACCTGTACGTGCATCAATGCCATCAACTGACATCTGGGCTGAGTATAGTGAACCAAAGTCAGCAAAGATCTGAGACTTGTTGTCATCGTACCAAGCCTTCGTGTCATTCTTCGCTACGCAGCGAACAACCATACGGTAGCGACTACCGTACAGCTTTTGGATTTCTGGCTTCTCTCCAAATATCTGGAGTCTTTGAGTTCTATGATAAACGGCCATTAGCTATCTCCCTTGATTATTGCGAAATTAATTACTACATCAATATTACCTGTACTCTGATTGTGGGCATCTCCTACTGCAATCTGGCAGGATCCATCATCATTAACAATAACTTGGCTGTATAGCTTTCCGTCACCGTCCCGTAAGCTGATGATTATAACATCATCCACCTCAATGAGGCTATTGTTCAGGGTAAATGCTTGTATGTCATTATTACCGAAGTTATGGGTAACTAGGTTAATCCTTCCACAGGGCTTATTTAAAGTGACGGCGGAGTTAATCGTACCAGTCTGGGTAACTGCACCACCTGCACCCTTAGTGAACCCCAGTTGAGACACAGTCAGCTTATCCGGTGAGTGCAATACTGCTACCCAGTTTTTACCCTGTGGTACTAACAGGAAGCAATCATTCTGCGCCATCTGTAAGGATGATACACCTTCGACTGTCTGACCCGAAACAGGATTCAATACCAGTATATCTGGACCAGCATTCCGAATATAGAAAGGCTCCGCCGATGGAGCGGAGGGCAAAATAGCGGATGTTTCGCTAGTGTAGATCCGGCACTGGGATCCATCATAGTATACAGAATTTATAGGCATTAGCAGTTCCAAGCCTTACGGCTCCAGTAGTTAGCAGATAATTTATTACTCTTACCTTTGATTCCACCACTGCGAGCGCAGTAGCTTTTCTTACGTTTTGGCTGATCCTTCTTGATGCTCATATTAGCATCCCCGAATCGGACGATCTTTTCCTTACCGCCCTGGCAAGCCTTCACGACGAACTTCTTACCGCCCTGTACTTCACGTCGGGGTACGTTGCACTTCATCTTTGATTTGTCAGGCATTACTTTTTCTTGATTGATTTAACACGGCGGGGCTTGCCTGCTGGCTGCCCTAGTTTCTTCTTCTCGGAGACCTTCCTTTTCTTCTGGGACGCAGTCATCTCGGAGGCAGTAACAGGTGTCCTTTTGCTTACACGCTTTGATGGTCTGCAATAAGGCGTGCCTCGCTCTTCTCCCGCTTGTCGTCCGCAGGGCTTCCCTGATCGGACATCTACCCACTTCTCCTTGAACCACCTTTTGAGGTCGGCTCCCTTCTGTGTCTTCCGCACTGCCATTCAAACCTTCTTCCTTTTGGATTTAGTTCCCCAGTTCTTAGCCCCTACCTTCCGGCACTTGGCAATTGCCCCACTTGCATACGCAGATGGGAATACCTTGTAACGGGCTTTTACTTTCTTATAGCAAGCGTCCTTAGGCATTATCCTTTATCCTTGCAGCCGCAGCCTTTTCGTTCTCCGCAGGAACCTTTACCTGCCTTTGCTGGTTTTCGAGTATACATAGTATTATTTGATTTGGGATGAACCAAAGTAGAATCCTACGATGGCTAAGGCAGTCTGCCTAATTTCTGGTAAAATGACGAATCCCTGCACGGTGTCCCATTGCACACCCTTGAATATCCCTAGAAAGCCGTTTGTCTCTCTACCTATGCTTACCCCTACGTCTGTCCACGCAAAGACGAATGGGGCTATTACAATGGCAAAGACGGTGGATACCACCAGGAACCTACGGACCAATACACCAGCATCACGCTTTGCGGCTGCATCAGCTGACGCATCTGCACCCTGTTGCTTGCCCAGCATACGCTCAAACTGACGGGCCTGGTTCTCCATCTGTGCGCCGACCAGCTTCATTACGAAACCGCTTACGCCTCCTCCGAGCATTGCAATTAGTTCTGGTGTCATATTACTTGTTTTTGAGTTCTTTGATTACTTTGACTGCGGATGCCGTCATATAGATAAAGGTCGCAAGACCTACTACAAATCCTAGTATTTCGTTAACGGGTGCGAGTTCAATGGTGGCGATAAATCCCCCTGTTCCTATTGTCGATTTGTACACTATGTCTTCCATTATATTTCCTCCGAATATGCCTCTACAGGCCGATAGGATTCCTCTAGTGCGGATTCTTCAAGTCCGTCCAAGTCATACTCGGAGACATCCAATGCCCACATACCATCCGCAGTAGGTACTGGCTTAGTCAACCAGCGTGTGCCTTTGCCTTCATTCCAGTAGGAGAAGCCGATTTCCTTGCCTTCTTCGTCTGCACGGTCGATAGCGTCTTGTTCAGTTGTGTAGATTAGATACATTAGTAAATGTCGTATTGATTGTTAATGTTAGCTTCGATAGCTTCACGGTTGTTTGACTGGTCGGAGTTGTATATGATGATTTCGGAGATGGTGCCGTTTAGATGATTGCCGCTAAAGTTCCCCAGGTACAAATAACCAGAAGCATCAAACGAACCCGCATTGCCGAACCTTTGTGAAATTCCATTTACAGAAATATCAGAAGATGCACCATTAAATAACGATGTTTTCAGGTAACTGGTATTGGTCGAATAGGTTGTTGACGGAGCAGTTGTTAGTGTCACTCCTGCATTGATAGCAAAGCCATTATCAGCTCGATAGAAACTATTTAATGACGGCGCTCCGTTTGGTGAGGCTGCAACAGCTAATAGTCCAGATGAAGCGTTATCAATAAAACTCTTCGAAACGCTTAAAGTGGTATAAGGCTGTGCAAGGCTAAAGGTAGATGTTCCCAAGTAATCATCAACCCCATCAAACTCCAACCCACCAGAAACCAAAGACCCAGCATCAACAATCTTAGGCTGGCTTCCAGCTACCTCCTGCACAGCATCACTGCCGTTACCTGACTGGTCATACCAAGTCTCCACAAAGCCGTCCACTTGGTCGTACCCTGTGTCTACTCCAGATGGTAGGTCGATGCCGTAAGTCTCACCGATGTTGGCTTCAAATGCTGTTCGGTTGTCCGATTGGTCGGAGTTGTAGATGATGATTTCTTGGATTTTGCCATTTGTAAACCTACCTGAACTAGTGTTTCCCAGTCTTAGAGGACTAGCAATCCCCGTTGTTCCAGCATCACCAGTTGTGGTATTTCCGCCATTGATATAAGTAAAACTAGAGGTCGAATTTGCTAGAGCAGATACTAGTGCCTGTGTTCCCAGTGAGATAGACGCAGATGAAACTAAAGCGGTTCCAGTGTTTAACGAGATTTTATTCGTAGATGAAGTGATGAGGACGTGACCCCCGCCTGAGCCGTAGATGGTGCTGGATACGGAATCTTGAGTAAACACAGAAAAGGAGGTGATTGGTTGAGATGCGCTAAAAGACGCAGCTTTCAACTCATCATCAACCCCATCAAAGTCAATCCCACCACTCACAAGCACACCACCATCAACAATCTTAGGCTGACTTGCGTCTGTCCCTTGAGTTGCGTGGTTGTCGTTGTCTGATTGGTCATACCATTGGGTTACGAAGCCAGACTTACCTATTACTTTGATGGAGTTTATTGTAATAGTTGCTCCACTAGTTGCCTCTAAATCAAGAAAACGGACATAACCCGCATCCTCTATCAATGTCCCTGAAAGTGTTTGATTATCTCCATTGGATATACTTGAAAAATTAAGTGAAGTAACATTAGAATTACGTGGAGATAGCCTCAGTCTCATATCGCTGTCTAAACCAGAAACGTCTAAATTTATTTCAACAGTGTCGCCAGATGAAGCAACAATGTGATTTGGCTTTGAACTTTGTCGAATAGATGATGCTCCAGATGTAGTAGTAAAAGAAAGCGTGCTGGTGGTTGCTGTGCTTGATTGAGAGCCAATTATTCCATCGCCCACATAAACATCCCAAGTGGGTTGCAAATTCCACCCTACTTGTTCTTCAGTAACCCAATCCGTCAGAGTCCCGTCAGCAACCTCAGCCGCAGTAAAGGATTCCTCTGCGTCGTCACTAGAACGCCTTACGTCCACTACGCCACCTGTGTAGCTTGCACTAAGGTTACGAAGGCTGTAGGCAGCCGCAGCTTCTACAAGGTCACCTGTGCGTTCTCCATCTACCAGCTCACGAACGTCCAGTGGTGGGACTACTTGTGCGTTCACCCAGGAGGTCATTGCACCAGAGGATACGTCAGCAGCTGAGAAGTCCTTCTCGGAGTTGTCACTTGCACGTCTTACACGTACAACCGAAGCAATGTTACTAGCTAGGTTACGTAGACTATACGCAGCAGAAGCCCCTTCAAATGCTTGAAGAAGCCTCTGACCAACCCTATTGATCATAGGGTTACGACCTAATGCACCCTTTAGGCTAAGGAACATATTAGTACTTGTGGCAGATTACTAGACCGCTGGTGACTGCTACGGCACTGAACTGCCCGTAGATAATTGTCCCAGCTCCGATACCTACTCCTGTAAGTACAGCAGAGGACTGGTCTACATTGCTTGCGGTAAGAGTACCGAAGTTAGCGTCAGTAATAATCTGAATGGCTCCGTAGCGTTTGCCTGTAACGGAGTCACCGGCATCAAGTACTTCGGATCCAACTGAGGAAAATTCGAGGGCGTTATTGCGTGATTTCATATTGTTGATTATATCACAGGGGTTACTATCGAGCCTGGCGGCTGACGTAAGTTGAGAATCTATTTACAAGGTTAGTATTGTTTACACGGTTGTCGATTTTCTCCAGTTCCAGTGCAAGGTAAGTGGCAGCTATTTGCTCTTCAGCAATTGCCTTCTCTTGCTCGCCCTGTACCCGTAGGAAGTCAGCATATGATCCGTGTGCGATAAAGTAGAACCACTCCTGTGGTATGTCCGTGGATGTAGCAGTAAATGGAGAGAACTCTTTTTTGTATGTAACAAATACTGAGCCAGCTTCATTGCTACTGACGTTCATAATGTGAGCACCTTGGGATGTCACATAGAACTCGTACTCCTTTGCGGAGTTATTAAGAAATGGTTGCTTCTGATGTATCCGAATGAACTCAGCAATATTATCCTTAGCGGACTCCGTATAAGGAACTGTTTGAGCGGGACTGGTTGATACTGTCCTCTCTTCTCCTGCCGTCATATATCGAGGCCAGCTCTCAGAGGTCTGATATGCCTCGTGAGCACGTCGATTCACGAACTGAAGGATCTGAGCCTTCTCTGGATCCGTAAGGCTTCCTGCCCCTATTAGGGCTGTTGTAAGTGCCAGTAAATCGTCGTATGACTTCGTCTGCATTAGATTTGATTAGGTGATAGTTCCGGGAACCGCTTGTTGTAATTCTGTAGGAACTCCTTCGAGTGAACCTCGTCGTGTCCGTATTTAGATGTCAGGCGGAAGAACTCACGCGCTGGCATTGTTGCAATAGGCTTGCCCAAGGTCGGGTGCGTCTTGCCTTTTAATTCCGATGCCTCCTTGACTGCTTGTTGGTAGCGGTCCTTCTCGGTTGCCGCCTCCAGCTTGAAGCCATTCTTGATCTCGTTCATAAACGCACGATCAATCTCGCCATCGGAGTACTTCTTGATGTTTGGAATAACAATATCCATAAAAGAAAAGGGCGGGGGCATTTTGCCCCCAACCCTTGATCAATTAGATTTAAGCGATTGCTGTAATCTTACCGTGAGCGGCTGGCTGGTAAACACCCAATGTAAGGGCGCAATCAACGTAGCCGCGCTCACCACCACCTTGGTTAGGTAGACGAGTCGAACCCATAGGGATCAGTTCGTGTACACCGTAGTACTCAGGGTTGATGAGGTAGCCTGTGTCCTTGTTAGTTGTGTCAGGAGCGCAAGCAGGGTTCATATTTACAACAGATACGATACCGTGATCGCTTTGGTAGAGGTCAACCGATACCTTGATAGTAGAGCTTCCGCCGTCGTAGTTCACGTTGCGGAGGTCGTTCTGACCAGTTTCAAGGACACGAGAGAAGTCACTTACTTCACGACGAAGAGCAGTGTCAGCAACCAACATAAGGTTGTTGCTTGAACCATTCTCGCGGAAGATCGAAGTGATAAGCGAGTTAAGAGTGTCCTCGGAGAAGTCACCAGAAGTGTGCTCGCTGGATGCAGGAGTCTTGTAACCAGCAGGTACAAGAGCGTCAGCAGCATTACTGTCGATGAAAGTACCAAGACCAGCCATACGGTAAGGAGTATCAGTACCGTTCTCGGCTGTACGTGCTTGAGCACCGCAAAGAGTTGCCTCGATGTCGCGCTTGAGTTCACGGATGGACTTAGCTTCAGCTTGTGCGATCTTAGCAGGACCTACGCTGTCAACAGCTTCTTGCAGGTCAGAAACCTGGAAGTCACGGCGGAACTTTTGAACGTAGTTACCAAGACGAGCACGTCCAGAGAACTTGTCAGTGAATGCACTAACGTCAGCACCCTCGCGGATACCGGCAGTGTTAACGTCCGCAAGGCCGTCAACAGTCCACTCTACGAAAGTAGCATTTGCTTTGGATTTGTTCGCAGAAGAAAGAACTGGTGTTTCTTCAGGAGCAAGGATAGTGAGGACATCAGTAAGGTCCTCGCGGTTAGATACCCCAGAACCGGGATTAGTTGTGTCGTATGTATTTGAGAATGACATAATATATTGTGATTAGTTGTTAATAAGTTTCGGAACTATTGTCCCATTTTGAATTTTCGGAGTTCTGCAAAATCGCGAGCACTACCCGACTCTCTGAACCTAGCTTCCAATTCCTTGATAGCTTTGGCTGTTCTTGTCGAAGTCTTCTCTGGTTTAGCCGAGGATGGTGTCCCTGTCTTTGACGGGTTAAGTACAGGTGATGTTTTCTTGCTCTCTACTGGCTTGCGCCCATAGATGCTGTTTGTAGCGTGAGCGAACCAATAATCCAATTGCGCTGCTACTTCGGGGGCTTCACGCTTGATAACTGTCTTTATTTTCTTGAAGCGGTCGTCGCCTACCGTAGCCTCGAATTGTTTGCGTAAGTCATTGTCCTCACCCTCTAGCCAACTAAGTTCTTTTCGAGCACGATCAGAGAAGGAATCAGCAAGCTGCTCTCCTTGGATCTGTGCCTGAACCTTGTTGAGCTGATCAGGGAGAAAAGTTTTCTGTGCTTTACGAGCCTTTAACAAAGCCTGCCGCACGTCCTTCTTAGTCCACTCCTTACCTTCAATCTCGGTTACTACATCATCTGCTGCGTAGCCATCACTCTCGAATAGAATATCCTCCGCCCACTCGACTACTTGCTCGACTTCCTGTGCCTTATCCTGCAACTTATCGACGGAGTCAAGGTTGCTGTAAGGGTTGTTGTCGACCTTCTTGGTCTCTAGCGGGTTGGGTTTTTCTTGTAGCTTGGCTTCCATCTGAGCAAGTCGTTCTTCGGCAGCTTTACGTTTTGCAGTCAATTCTCCGAATCGAGCTACAGCACGGCTGCCTAACTTGTCAGCTAGTTCACGCAAATCATCCTCGGACATATCGTCCAGGTCCAACTGTGAAAGAACATCTTCGGATCCTTCAGCTTCTTCGGTTGCTTCCTCTTCGGTTTCCTCTGACTCAACTGATTCCTCAATTTCCTCTTCGGCTACCCCTTCGGTTACTTCCTCGGTTACCTCTGCATCGGGTTCTGAATTACTTACTTCAGGGATATCTAATCCTTGAGTTAGTCCTCCAAGCCTCCGGGCTGCAAGATCCGCGACGGATATATTAGTATTGTCCACTGAACTTTGGTCTGCCTCAGCGTTAGCAGTTGCGATTTTGTCTGTCATATAGTTATCCACTCATTAACGCCGAGCGATGGCGATGGGTGGATTATAACACACTGGTTTACAACTGATCCGAGTGACGCTTCTTGAGGGCTTCCCAGTTCACAAACTGGAGGATTTGGTCGTACGTAATGATACGACCGGATACCTGCTGGATAGTATCACTTGATGCTTCGTGCATTTCACTAATGGTCTCCTCACGTAGGTCGTGAATAGTCTTAATGAACCGAGCAAAGGTTTCGTGATTATGCAGGGCTTGTAGATCTTCTTGGATATTCATATTATTGTGCTAGTGAGCGCATTAAACTAACTGTACGGGGACCGCGACTTTTAACATCCTTGTACCAGTCACTGTCAACCATCTCGTCTGCCGCCTTATTGTAGTCATTGGCTCGTAGTCCTTCACTCATCTTTTCAAACTTCTTGAGTTTAGTAAGACCAAGGTTGAATGACATATCTACGATGGCTTTCTTTGCTGGCTCAGGGCGACTTGCAAACTTGGGGTCGAACTTTACAGCATCGTTGAATGCTTGGGTCAAGCTACGGTTATATAGTTTCTTAATCTCTGAGTCACTGAGTTTCTTGCCCTGGAAGATTTCATTGATATCCATACCTTCTTCCTTGAGGATCCTGCGATTCATCGGTTCCTCTAAGTTAAAGCCTATACCAATGGTTCGCTTGCCCTTGCTGTCCTTGTAGACCTTTTGCTTATAGCCTTCATTCTCGACCATCATAGCAAAGTATTCCTTTGCTCGCTTGTCCTTGACTCGACTGATTGCGTACTCTCTAGGTGTCATTATAGGTTCTGTGTATCAATATCTCCCATTTGTGCAGGTGCTGTACCTACGCGACCAATCTGAGCATTCTGTGCTTGCTGCATCTGGAATGTGTACTGACCTGCGTACTTCTGTAATCGAGCTGCAAAGGCTTCGTCTGTCTGAGCACGTTGTGCAACATCGGGCTGCTGAGTGTACTGCTGGATAACCTGCAATGCAATCTGAGCACCTGCTGGACGTGCTGGCATCTCGATGCCTGCGAAGATCTTGGATAGATCATCTGTGACCTGCTTGACTACTTCCTGCTGTGCTGTCTCAACTGGCTGAAGAACTGCGTCCGCCATAACTGGATCAATGCTTGTGGCAATGACATCCAGAAGGGCATCTACGTTCAGGCGGTTGTTAGAGTTAAGCTGGTTCAGTGCTACGAACTGCTGGGTCTTTGCTTCCACTGTCTGTGGGTCAGTGTTCTGCACGTCGAAGTTAATAAGAATATCAAAGTTCTCATCAGCGTTCCCCTTGTCAAATGTCTGAGGATCAGGGATCCCGGTTACGCGGAAGAAGATCTCGTCGGGTCCAAAGCGTTGGAAGCACTTGAATGCCATACGCAGAACCTCTGCTGTGTGGCTAAGGAACTTATCAACTAGGAACTGCTTGCGGATTTGGCTAATGCTGCCCTCTTCGTCCAATCCAACTAAGCGATCAGCTAGATCCAACAGTGTGGATTCCATTTCAATCGAGCCAGTGGGGGGTGGAGGCGTAGGAGCAAAGTCCAAGTCACCTTTACGGCGATAAGGAATCATACGTCCTGGACCCCAATCAGTAGGTGCTTGACCAACTGGATGCAGGATAGGAGGTAGGGTAGCTAGGCTATTACGGTCAACTCTGGAGTCCCGCTCAACCTTTACTTGGTTCTGGATGCCACGCAGTACAGAGGGTACTGTCATTGTGTCATACAGTCGCTTGCTATCCTCGGATAGCTTGGTTACTACAACTGGGTAGTCCTCGTAGCCGTTAAGTAATTCAAACTTAGCGTAGCCCTGTGTCACATCGTCACCATCGAACTCACGGTGGAATACTGTGCAGTAAATACCTTCTGCACTATCCTCTTCGTCAACTAGACGCTGGTATCCGTAGCAGATCTCAATGAGTTCCTGCGCTTCGTACGCATTGTCAGTAAGGCTGATACTACGACCGCCTTCCTGCTCGCGCTCAATTGAATCAATGTTAACGCCACGATATTTATCAATGACGTGGTCAACGAAGTCCTGATCCCATCCATCTGTGATTACCTTGTTCTCTAGTTCTTGTGGGGTGTAGTAAGTACGCCAGAAGCAGTAAGGTGAACGCTGTGGGTCAGTTACGTACGGAGGGAAGAAGAAGTCCCCATCGGGGGCTAGTGTCTTAACTTCTGGGGCATTGACCTGTCGGCGTACGATTGGCAACTCAGCTACGCCATCCTTACGTAGTTCCTTGATTGCTTTCTTGGCTCGCTTCTTGGTTGTTCCTTCAAAAGTAGCTTGTAGCAAGGCGATAAGTTCTTCGTCATCGTTCCCATCTTGGATAGCTACTGCTACCTCAGGGCTGACTTGTGCAATCTGATTAAGGTCAAGTTCCTGCAGGAACCGTCGATCCTCACGTTGCCATCCGACATACGTGATCAGTAATCCTCGCTCAAGCAAATAGTTAGCACCGAGTTCCATCTCTCGGTAAAATCGTGGAATATAGCCCGAACTGACCATCCATTTAAGGAATCCAGATACTACTCGGCTGCGTCCAATATCACCACTCTCAACGGGGAATGCTCGTACATTAGCCCGATTTAGCGATGCCATAAACAAAGATACTAGTCGAGTAATGCGCTCGTCAATGACGTGGCACTCCATATCGGATGATCCCTCCCAAGGGAATGCATCAGCACCGTGCTTGCGGTGATCGCGGCTCTTGCCCGGCCACCAGTTACGTCGGTCATCGTAGCTAGTACGGCAGAGGTCAAAGTAGGACTCCAGTTCCGTTACTGTCTGGTCGTAAGCGTAACGTAGGGTCTTAATGTCGGGTTCATCCTGGACGTATGTCAAGGAGTCAGAAATTGAATCATTCAGCATCTTGCGAGTGTAGGCGTTTTTGTATGGATTTTAATAGTCGAATCGTATAAGTCGATGATACGCCTATTGTATCACATAGGTCAGCATTAGTCATCTGTACTCCGGATTCGTGTAATACGTGCCTACGAAGTATCTCCCAGCTTGCTAATCTATCGGACTGCTCCCTGCACCAGTTACGGTCAGTAGTAATATCTTCAGTGGGTTCACTCACAATGTATTCATTTTGCATAGCGGTAGCTGATACCTCCCTTATCCTCAATTGCCTCGAAGGTAATGACCTTGCCGATCATACGACCCTTGTACCGGCTTGGGACTAGTACTGGCACACGTTTACCAATCTCTTTGCTGTACACGTAGTTGTACCGCGGGTTAGGGCATTCCCTTAAAACCTTGCCCTTGAAGTGCTTAGGTATGATTTCCTCAATCATAAAGGAACCCTCCAGTACCTTAGTACCCTCCTCGGTGACCCAGGTGTTCTTACCTCGACCAGTCAGTGAACCCTCTGGTAGCTTCTCAAGCGCGATGCGCATAGCTTCCTCGAATTTCACTTCTTGTTCTTCTGCGATTTGTATTAGTTTCTTCTTAGGCATTAGTATCCTCCTTTACCTCTGTTGGTAGTTTGCATTTCATTGGATGAAAAGAAATCAGGCCCTTCGCCGCCGTTCGACATTCTCAAATATCGAATAACGTCAAAGAAATCCTTCAGTGGCTCGTCACTTTTCCCCGCTGAGTTGTAGTTAATAAGGCTGTCGATAAGGTTACCGCAGTCCTTGTGAATATAGCATAGAGGGCGATTGGCTTCGTCTACCCCTACGTTGGGGTTATAGTTGAACCAATCATCAAGGGCAGTAATCCCCTGTTCCTCCATCTTGCCGTCCGATGGTATAAAGCTTAGGCCGTAATCATAGAACGAAGTAAACAGGTCATCATTGTTCTCATTCTCCCTAGCAAAGAAGCGGGAGTCCCCAATTCTCTCGGTTACTTCTATCTGTAGGTCATCCTCGATCTCCTTGAATAACTCACAGTACCCCTCGACATTTAGCCCAATCTTCTTGGCTGCTGGTCCGTACTTCCACTTAGGATCCCCGAACATAGCCCACTCGCCGTACGAATCCCGATCAGGCCACTCCTTGCGGATGTATACCTCGCCGTGTTCGTTTACACCAGCCCAGATGCAGGTGTAGTTCCTTGCACCAGCGGGGTCAACCACTTGGTAGCAGGTGAACTGCGACTTATCAGAAATGTCGGGGAACGCCATCTCGTACTTGTTCGGCTCCTCCGATAGTACGTTTACCTCAGTATTGAAGAATGGTAATAAAGCATTGGCGGATTTAACAGGTAAGCCGTAGGCACGAACCTTGATCTCATCATCGGGGCGACCAGCTAGGTCCTTTGCAATTCGATCATAGCCACCGAAGGGGTTCTCGTCCGAGTGCAGGTAGATCACAGCCGCATCACGGCTTGGACTGTACTGCTTAATAGGTAACTCCTTGCCATTAAGCAAAGCCGCAGGTCGAGTCTCCAGTGTCTCGGCTCCCTTTAGGTAGTCCGAGATGAATGGCGTGTACCCGTCAATCGGGGTAAAACCAATCACCATCTTTGAGTCCCGTGTAGCTAGGCGGAAACGTAGGGTATTAACCAGAGCAGCATCACCTAGGTACTCATCCAGCCAGGCTCCTATGTTGGACTCATCCCCAGCTTTGATGTTCTCCTTGCGGAACCCGAACTCGAAACCCTCAAGGATAGTAGCATTGTTGCTGTACTGCGTGTAAGTCTTGAAGTCCACCCGTGTCCTTGTATCAGGGAACACAAAGGAACTACCCGTGAAACCATTCTGCATAGAATAATTGATATAACCGTCAATGCTCTTGGTCTTCTTCTTGAACTCCTTGGGCATCATCTCCCAGATGGCTGGCTGCTGTACCTTGATGGAGGTATCCGCGTTCTGAGAAAAACAAACAATGTGACCGTCATTGTTAGAACTGACAGCCTCCATTATGCGCTTCGCACAGCCCGTTGTTTTGCCGCTGCGATTACCACCTAGTGCTAGTACCTCATTATAATCCTTGAATGAGTCCGTCATACGCTCCCAGCCCGGAAGGTCGAACCCGTGGCGGATGGGATCCTCTGTAGCAGCTTGTATGCGTCCCTCGTGCGCCTTGTGAAGTTCCTCAAGTAACTTGGGGTCAGCCTCACCAAGAAGGACGATTTCCTCGTCAGTCGGCGGCGTAAGGATAGGGTGATCTGTGAATTCAATTGGCATTACTTTTTATACAGATCAATGAACATATAAGCACTAGTAAATATGAATACAAAAAGAATACTAGCCTGTAGAGCTTCTATTGGCATTACTTTGACTTGGCTGGCTTGTCTATCTTCTGGACTGCTGGCTTCTTGCTCCAGTCAATCTCGTCGTAGTTCTTACGCTGCTTCTCAGCGTTGTGTCCCTTGCGGGGTGCGCATCCTTTACCCATTGTCGTAATCCTCTGTTAGTTGACTCCCTAGTTCAAACATAGCTCCAGCCACATTGTCCTTGTCGTGACCACCAGCCAAGCAAAGAAGGTACATCTCCTGCACAAGCTCCGTAGTAGAAGGACTGTAGTCGAACTCAAAGGTTCTCGTCTCTGATTGCTCCTCTAGTATTAGTCTAGTTCTGCGTTTTTCCATCATATTAATCCTCCCATAGGCTGTCATCCTCCGAGATATCATCATCCTCGAAATCCCAGATCCAGTCATCGTCGTCAATTGGGTTGTTGCACTCCTGAAGCATCTCATTCGCCAGCATCTTACCTACTGGTCGATTCGTATAGTCATAGTAAACATCACCTGATTCATCCATTACAATGAACATAAAGTTAGTGAAGTGCTCACCAAGCTGCGCACGGATCCTGCCGTACAGTTCCTCATTCTCCTCATTTACTATGAACATCTATTACCTCCGCTTCCTTTGCTTGTTTGATACGATCACGGGCAGCCGCTATAGTAGCCTCGTAGTCATCCTGTGTGTAGACCTTTCGATCCTCCGTGATCTGCGTAGCCTCACCCCTAGCCGTCATCGCCTCCCTTGAGGCATTTGATTTAGCTATTGATAGCTCCTTGAGATCCTTGAAGCCAACCTCCATTTCGGGGTCATTCTCCATACGGTCACGTACCTTCTCAATTAAATCCTCCTCCAGGCTACTTAGGTTCAGGTAGTTCTTAGCAGCTATGCGACCACTTAGCTCCTTGAAGGTTCCCATATGGTCAGCGTAGTCCGCCAGAACACTGATAATAGTATCCCGATCAAAGCCGTAGTGCCGCACTAAGCGAGTCTGGCTACTTCCAGTACTGTACAAGTAAAGCAACTTAGCCGTCTTCTCTGGGTCATATACACTCAAGCACTTAACCTTTAGTCCCCGCTTCTGGTTACTTACCTCGTGGATACTTTGCTGGATCTCACTCAGCAAAGCTGCCTTCTCCTTCTCGGTCTGGCTCATTGATTCCTCGTCTTTCATACCCTCATCAAATTGATTCATATACAACTGTCAACTTATTAATACTATTAATGTAAAATAATATACCATATACATATATAAACACTTGACGTTGTAAGCACGTATGGTACAATGTGTACCATAAGACAGCAACATCATAAGGCAGTTAAGTCCTTAAACGTAGTAATCCCTAAAGAATATAAATAAAGGGAATCATAAATTGACTACCATAAACTGACTTCTTATGGTACACGAAGAACACTAAGGTTTCTTTAAGTGACCCAAGAACCGATCGAAGATCGGATATGGTACACGGTGTTAAACTCCATAGGATATAGCCATAGGATTACCTTGGTTTGTTAATTTCTATAGGATTAAAGAGAATCCACGTTGATTTCCATAGGATTTGATTGGCAGTCGTGGTAGAAGCCCCTTGAGGACTGAATTTTTTTGAGGGGCTGTTTATGTATACATACACGGAGTCGCGACGACAACTCGACCGCCCCCACCCCCTGTTCAAACGTTCACTAGTGCTCAGGTGTTCACTACCGGTGGGACAAGCAATGTCCTATGGGGTTAGACAGGTAATGTCTTAGGTGGTAGGACAAGCAATGTCTTAGGTGAGTTTTTATTTTCTTTTGAGAAGAAGGGATG